ATCTGGTCTTTCTCTTCATTAGATAGCGTCTCGTCGTCTCTTATTCTTTCCCACTGACCATCGTATTTCTTTATAGCCGCATCGGCTTTTTTTAGTTGGTTTAAAACACCCCCAACCTGAGAAAATAGCTGGGGTAAACTGAATGCCCCTTCAGCCAAGCCCACACCTAAGCCTGCTACTCCTGATGCAATGCCAACCCCTTCCTTGCCTGCGTACTCTGCAAGTTGCAGTGGGCTTGTTAACGTGTCACCAACATTGGCTGCCGCAGTTCCAACGTTTTCCATAAACGTAGGTTCTGGCTTTGGCGCTGGAGCAGGGGTCTGGGCTGGCTTAACAGTGGGCTGGGGTGCTGGCGCAGGAACACCCTGCTTCAGGTCGGACAACTTAGTATCCATAACCTGATCGTTGATCGCTACACCGTAACGCTTTGTTAAATAGTTTCTAGCCTCTTGGTCGTTCAGGACATTCTCTGACGTAACCTTGAGGATAAAATCCCTAACGGTTGACATTTAACCGCCCATTTTCTTGCGTATGTCATCAGCTTTACTCTCTCTCTCTGCGAGTGATTCCGATGTTTCTCTTGTTAGATCGCTCAGTCGACCCCAGCTTTCCTTAGTTACCTTTCTACTTTGGCGCACGGTTCGAGAAGCGTCGTCGTATTTATTAAGAATATTAGCTAAGGCTTGTTTCTTTCGATTAGCCTCTTCATATCCAGTTTTTGCATTAAAGTCGGTGAGTGCTTTGTCTGCCGCTTGAAATTTTCTTTCAAGTTCTTCTCTTTCTTCTGGACGGGCCCTGGGCGTAGCGCTCCTAGACGTTCTGTCTTTCTGGCGTCTTGCTGCATTGTCTCTGATAGTTTTCAGCTTTAGATACTCGGCCCTATGCTGGTCAATAACGTCATCCTGTATCTTTAAAGAGTCTTGAACAGTTTTCTTTTGCTGCCTGACTTGATCTAAATAACCTTTAATCGTCTTCGACCCCGAACCAGTGCTGCCCTTTTTCTTGGCTTCTTTTGCTGCTTCCCGCCCCTGTTTATCAATCTTGCCTTGAATTTCTTCCACTCTCTTTTTGTTTACATTTGTCTGCGATTTTAATCTCTCTGTTTCAGCCTTTTCTTTTTCACTGACAGTTTTCTTCTCTTTGATTTTTGGCATCAAGCCCATGACTTCCTTGCGGAAACGATCCTTGTGGGCACCCGTGATTAGGTCGCCAATTGTTCTTGGGGGAACACGAGCCAAGCTAATAGCTTTCATGACCTGCTCCACTTCGGCTTCTGTGTCCGCAAACTTAGCAGCGATACGAAGGAAGTCCATATCACCACCAGGCTTATCGTAACCAGACTTAACCATAAGAGCGTCGAAGCGGTCCTGCTTAGACCTAAGCGGCGCTGGAGCATCCGCAAGCATCGTCCCACTCGGGAGGTCAGGCATTATGCGGCTCTCCCCTGGCACAAACGGTTCTTCCGTTTGACTCTCGGGTGCTGCTTGCATTTGCCCTGCTTGCATCGGAGGCTCAGGTTCTGCGTCCTCTGCAAACGTCATAGTGGTAACACCTGGCTTACTGGTATCTACCGCTACGCTTGGGTCACGAGCCTCCTGCGCTAATGCAGCCCTCGTCTTCGGTCCCATTAACCCATCAGCCTCAATATTGAAGCCCTTAGACTGTAATCGTTTCTGAATAAGATAGACCTCGTAATCAGCGCCGGGCCGGAGGTTTGGTCTGGGCTCTCTGCCTGGGAAGTTCGCCACAGCGCCAGGCACATTCAACACGAAGTCCTCTGAAGTCATAGGCTTGTCTGCTATGCCGGGACCCTTTCTAACTTGGACATTGGCAAACTTCTCTGCGTCTGCTGGTATCTCTTCTGCAAGCACTTGGCGAACCGGAGCCATCTTTTGGTCAACCATCGCCTGACGTTGACGTTGAGCCTCTGGGCTAAGAACCGGCGCACCCGAACCGCTTACTTGCCCTGCACGTTCCGCTGTAAGACCAACCCTCTGGTTTGCAATACCACGAGCTAAGTCCTGTGGAGTTAAGGGGTTGGCTTCGGGTATGTCGGACAGGTCCGGCTTGCCGCCCTTCATAAAGTACCGAGACACAGCTTCTGGGATTGGTATTGAGCCAATCAACGAAGCGGTCTGTGCAATACCCTGAGGACTGAGGTACTGCCGAGCTAGACTCTCATCGATTGGAACCCGCTGTGGCAGATTGCGACGCTCAATCTTTGGATTGAATACTCCACCGCCAGAGATAACGCGTCCCATTTACACGTCCTCCCGACCCGACTCAATCTCGTCAGCACGGGCAAGTAGAGCAGTGCGCGCATAGGGCGTCTTAGCACTAGCAGCTAGCCTGCGTGCTTCCTGCGCTGTCTTCCTCTGTTCTCCAACGACGCCAGACGATTGAGCAAACACATTTAACTGCTGGTCAAGCAGGGCTAATTCCCCAACAGCATCAGGTGTTGCTTCGGCCTCAAGCTGTAGTGCTTCCAGTTCCCTCTTCTCTGCTTCAACATCCGCTTGGCCGGCTGTCTGTGCTCCTCTCACCCTAAAAGAAGCAACATCCTCGGCACGTTTCCGGCCTGCTTGCTGAACAGCACCGATGCGAGCCCCGCTCACAGGGCCTGAGTCAAGCTGCGCTGCAAGTGCCTCCTGAGATTGCCGAGCAAAATCCTGAGCCCCCTGATCAATAGCTTGCCTTGTTGCGTCAGCACTTCTCCTGCTTGCCGCCGAAACACGTCTCGCCTGCTGGATGCCACGCTCACGCAAAGACTTTTGGCGTTCAAGTTCCTTTGCTCTCATCCCAGAAAAAGCCACACCGCGCCCAACGGCGCGTGCCATGTCGCGTTCCAATTCGTCCAAGTTGCTAGCGGCCATAACTACCTCACGCTAAATGCTTTTTGCCGATGATAAAAACCCAGTGGCCGCCGTGGCCAACAATCGCCCCATTGTTAGGGTAAGAACTACCCGTCCCCATACCTGAAGCATCCTGAATATTCCAGCGAACCTCTATGAATTGCTCTCTGCCAAAGCTAGCGGCAGCGACATGATTTACGAGCAGAGACTGTGCCGATCTTGTAGCTTCTTTACTATCAGTCTGACCCACAAAATACGGGTGCCCCTGATTGGCTCCCCCCGTAGTAATCGAAGGGTACCCCTTGCTGGAGGCTGCACCGGACACGTAGGTGATCGGAATCGCCATTAAGTCCCATGTGTGGCCCGTATTTCCATCACTGCCGATCTGATCAATCCTGAGGGCTGCTATACTTGCGGCGTTGTTATGCTGCCATCCCCCAAGAGCCACCTGTCGGTACTCTCGACCATCAGACCTCAGACCGCTGCCAATACCGACTCCGACCGTGTTGACAACATTAGCCGTCATTGGCCGGTGCGCTGCGGCTGGAATTATACCAGCACCACTCTTACTGCTTGTCTGTGTGTAGTTTACGCAGGCAATAACATGATGAACAGTCATGGGGTAATGGAGGGGTATGATTCTCCTGTCGCCAGTCTCGCCCTGAAATGGCGACGACCCCGTATACGGCAAACTATCTGCGTCTGTTGTGCCACCACGAACAGCATAGCGATTGCCAAACATAGGAACAGCGATAACCTCGTAGCAAGCTGTGTCAGCAATGCGCTCCGCATCAGCCCTTAGACTCTTAGCATTATAGCCAGCATTAAGTTTATTACGGAAAACTGTATCGATTGTTTCCATAACCGTGCTGACGCCCGTGCTGGCGTTATCTGCCGTAATAACATCGGACAGGCCAGGAGCACTAATCGTAACAGGTGCTGTATTTAAGGCTCCATTATGAGGCGGCATGTTTTGAACAACCGACCCACCAGAGTTTACATCACGACTTAAGAGACGAGACCTAAACCGCAGGCTTACCAAAAGACTACAGATTTCAAGGGGGGGCGCTGTTTGTTGCGGAAGATCCGTAAACCTAGCTTCGAGCATATAGGTACGATAGGGGTCGATAATCTTTTCTAAGTCTGGGGTAGATAGCGGGTTTAAACGAAGTTTGTTGCCTCCAAAAAATTCAACCCCAGAAGCCTCAAGATTATATTCAAGACTGGTTAGTTCTGTTGCCGCCGCACCAGACCAGATCTGCATTTCTTTAGAGAATAGAGAAAGGCGAAGGTTTAACTTGTCAGTTGCAGCAAAATCAAGTTCGCCCTCTTCAGATGATACGCCGCCGTGGCTATAATACTGCGTTATTGCCGCACCCTCACTACGCTGATCGAAACTAACACAAACTTCCTCAAGGACGATTTGTGGCGTCGTAGCGTTCGGTGCTCCCGTTGCGCTCCAAAACTCCTGCAAGGGAGGCAGTGTAAATGGTACTGACACGCTACCGTGGCTTTTGGCACCTGTCTGATCATCACCGGGCAACCAAGGAACTGACAAGTTAACCCGAAAGGTCCCCTCGCCCCGCTCAAGATTGTCCTGTGCGACACCAGTATTAGTGAGTCGGGCTAGACCCGTAGAAATTTGGGTATGTATATGGTCTCGCAGTAACGCAACGCCACGAGAAAGCCGTTTAAAATTAATCTTAGGCATCGGCTAGTGGCTCCAACAAACTTAGCGTCAAGTTAGGGCATGAAATTTTCCAAGGAGCGTCGGTCCACTTCGTCTGCTTCGATCCCGATGAGTACCTGGGGATAGTAACTGAAATACGCACCCGAGAGTCTTTATGAATTGGTATGCCAAGATTAGACAAGTTGACTGCAATGCCCTTGTTGTTTCCTCCAGGGAACGCAGGCTGCATATCAGTAGTAGCGGCTCCAACAGTAGTGTTGAACTGCCAATATGTATCAGAGAAATTATACTTATGAATTTCCATATCCGCCTGAGTTCTATCTTCGGGCGACCATGGGTTATCTACTGAAATTTGTATGTCTATATCTTGGGTTGTGTCAGTATTTCCAAAGTCATACTCTTTTGACCCGATGGTATCCTGCATTAAGAACAGGTCGAGGGCATATATAATTGACGGTCTAGTTAGTTGTATGGACTGAGTGAAGGCATACTGGGTAGCGCTTGCAATGGCCGAATAGGCAGAAGCATCAATACCATCAACCTTTGTGCCTTTTAATCTATATGCGTTTTGCGAAAGCGTAGTTGTGTGAGATCCAAACTCATCACTTAGCGTGTTGTATATACGCAGCCAGGGATGTGCGCCCTCCGATGCAGCAGACCCTGTAAAAATAGTTGTTGGTGCCCACCCTGCTACTATTTGAGTTTGCATCCATCTGTTTTCAACATCACCATCAGGAACAGTATCGAGGCGCTCTTCAAGTGCCTGCATTGCCGCTTCCAGGCGGTTGCCGTCCATGGTTGTACCATCGGCAAACTGTTCGTCTGTAAACACCCTGATAGACATTAAATTATCCCGGTTGAGATGCTATTAACAATAGCCCATGTAGTGTGGTTTACAGAGCCAATAATGTTGCAATCTAGCACAGCATTACCCGCATTGTTAATAACGATACTACCTGATCCATTCATTACGCCATAGGTAGATGGATTGTTAGAGGAAGCAAAGGTGCATCCAAGAAAGATTGCCTTACCATCAAGGTCTATCGTTGCGTATGTTTTTGATACCGGGGTGCTATAGTTTCTTTGAAACCGGCAGTTAATAAATAGTGCCTTAGCCCCAGCCTGCACGGTTACTAAACTTGCTTGCTCAATATCCAGGGTATCAAACACACATCCAACAAACGTGGCGTGCTTGCCAACCACCACTCGCCTGTCGAACGTAGCGCCAATAGCGCCATCGACCTGGGTGCCCTCTTTCTCAACCCTAAACCCACCATGGCTTCCGGCAAGAGCGTATACCAAGTTGTTTGTGTTTCGATCCTCAGTAACGGGGCTGCCACCCCTGCTTATTGACTCGCCAAGCTGACTGATTACATCAGCCACCGAACTAGTCAGGGTGTCGTTAGCCGTCTCAGACAGTGTGCGCTCTTCCGCTAAAATTTTGCGGAACTCGCTCATCGCCCTGTCCTCCTGCGACCACCAGCCGTTTTGACGGCTGCTCTCATGCTATCTATAAGCAGCTTCTCAGCCCTATTCATAACAAACCCAAACGCCATGTGGCTGAGGTATTTTCCTTTGACGGACAGAGACGTAGCGATAATATCTAACTCTTCGTTATCAATAAGATAGCTTCCATACTTCAAGTTGTTGTTGAAGGTTCTGTCTTTCAAAACAGACGCCGCATCTCTCGCACGGGTTCTTATAGATGACTTGTTTGTTTGGAATGTAATGTTCCCATTGGTTTGATCTAAAACTTGAGTTGACCAGTCCTTCCAGTCGGACCCCATAACAACATTGTATAAACCCCAGAGCCAGTTTGATACTAAGGGGTTTGTTGCTTTCCCGTGACTCAAAAGACGAGCGTAGATACCTCTCGATCTAACCTGCCGCTGCTCGTCTATTCCAACCTGAACTGACTTATACGCCCAGTCTACAGGTTGGGCTACATCATCATCCTTGTGCCGATCCGGGGTTCGCAAAGTTCGATGAGCGATAACATCAGCGGAAATGTTTGTTGTTGCACCAACATCATAATCAGCAACAAGACCAGTTGAGGAAAATCCAAAACCCAGTGCGGATGAAGTTAAAGACTGAGGAACAAACGTTATATAAAACAACGGGTTAGGATACTGAGCCATAAGATTTAGCTCACTTAGGGACGAAGACGCATGATCCCATCGTATCCTAATCTGATCACCAGTTGCTGATGGTGCTGGACCCGACGAGTTCCAAACCTGCGCTTCCGATGTACCAGCAGAAGGAGCCCCTAAACTATATCCATCCATGCTCAATATTCGCTCTGGTGGAAACTCAAGGTCGATGACAGCCGTAGCCCCAACTGTTAGGGGCTTCCATAAAGTATTGTTAAACTTAATAACCAAATCAAAGTGAGTGGGTTTAGGATTGGCAGGCTGTGTTACCATCTCCACCAGAACACGGTAGTTGCCATTTGCTAGAACCTCTGGCTTGCGAAAGTAAAACCTAGAGTCTGCCTGGCCAGAGTTGTTAGATACAATAACATTATCGTCGGCAAAAACCCTGCTGTCTTCGTCCTCGACGCTGCGATCCAGTCCGCCTCCACGGCCCAACCTAAGCAACTGGTAACTTCTATTAATGAGAGTTTGAGAGGCTACTGCATCAGTCACTGATTGAGTTTCTAAACCACTGACCAACATAATTGCGTTGTCGCCAACAACAACAAATGGATTGGTTATGTTCCTAGTAACACCGACCTTTGACGCACCCCCAGATACCGAAACGAGTGACTCAGTGGGCCACATTGACCATTCACCCACCCGGTAATACCAAACACAGTTTAACTCATCGACCGAGAACAGCAGAGAGTCGGTATACTTATCATACCCAATACTAATAGTTTCGGTGCCGTCGATACCGTACGACGTTCGGGGCTGCTCATTACCAATTGTTGTCACACCGCTCTCTTGGAAGTATGACGACACCGGAGAGGTAATTTGACCACCAAAGAAGTCGTCAATCGGCGCTGAAATGTTTGCTAGTTGGAGACCGTTTGATGTCGAGTAAACCCCATTGGCGTCTACCCAGTACACAACATCACCCTCTGCGCTTACCGCAGAACCACTTAGGCACCCAATAGACTTGCTGACAGGCGACAAGCGACCACCTGAAACAATACCCCCGCCACGGTTGGGTTGATAAAGAAAAGTTTCAGATGATGTAAAAATTATTAAGTTGTCATTAATAGGCGCTATTGCCGTAATGACATTTTTGCTGGGCACCTCAATAAAGTTTGGCGCAGCAAACTGATTCGATTTGCCAGAGTCTGAAAAGTAAACCGTGCGATCATCGGCAACAACAAAGTGCCCCATCATATGGGAAGCAACACGGGGGCGGGGGAATGTCGTTTGGTTTAGATAAACAAATGCTGCATCAAGCACACCATCTACCGGGACCACAGGGTGAACAAGGCTCGACTCAGAATAACCTGTAACCCACTGGTGTCGATCTAGCGCAGGGACCTGCTTAGAGCGCAGGTTTCTGAAGTCAGCAGGGTGGTACGAAAGCAATCCGCTTCTTTGGTTTCCAAAATAAAGCACGCCATTGAAGAACTCAAAGAAGAACGGCTCGGATGTAGCTGCTACATAAGCCTGTCTATCCTGGCTTTCATTAGACTCATAGCAGCCATACCACTGATCCATGCTAAGAGTTTCGCCGTCGTTCTCCGAAGTGTGACGGTGGAGCACCTCTTCCCATGACTTATTTGTTTCCAAATCATAAATGCGAACACTGTAATAGTTTCCAAATCGCTCAGGGTTTCCACTTGGATAAGTTACATTACTAGGAAACTGGTCGTGAGAAGACCCTGTAGATGCTCGCATTAGGAACACCGAAATAACCTGCTGATGGCCGAAGTCCGTTACAATAGCCTTGCTTCCGAGGTGTTCACGGTAGAGAAAATCAGATGACGTAACATGAGAAAGCAGCGTAGTGTCAAGCTGGTCTACCTGGCCAAACCCAGGTCTTGTCTGCCACGCACTAGTACCTGAAGGATTCCATAGGTTCTGAACCCATTCCGGTTTGGATGTTTCTGTCAGGGACATCCCACCCTTAGCAAGTTCAACCTCTACGGTAGTGGCAGCCATCAGAATACCTCAATAAGTCGCTGAGTGCTTTGCGCTACACCACCCCTCCAGAAGCGTGTGAGCCAGGTCTTCAGTTCCTTGATCTTCTCTTGTCGCCTGCGTTCCAGAGCAGTGTTTTCAGCGTTGTCTCGGACCTCGTAATACTTAGCAGCCATCAGGGCGATCAGTGGATGAAACTGGTCGAGGTTGTCTATGAATCCGTTCACAGTATCAAACTCTACGTTGTGATAAGGCACAAACTCCATGCGGAACGTGTCGGTGTACTTATAGCCGAAGCAAATATTATTACCTTGGCGTGCATAGTCATCGCCACAGAGCAACTCGACGCTGTTCTTTGGTGTCAGGAAATAAGAAGCCTGGTTGCTCGTCGTGTTGTCAATTGCAGCGATTCTAACCAGACGATGCAGTTTGCTGTCCGAGTTTGCAGCATCGGACGCTGTGCTTAAGAACCGAATGTTCGTTACTGAATCCTGTGCAGTAAGATCGTAAACATCACTATTGGTCAGCGTGATGAACGCTTGTTTCGTGTAGACATCAGGCTGAATACTAACCACAAGGTCTCGAAACTCACTGTAAGCCTCCGACAGCATAGTCACTGCTTGGGCCTCGGTTAAGAACGTCTCGTCGTCCTCGTCAATCAAAGAACGAAAGAAGTTGTATACTTCGGTAGTATTCATCCGCCACCGCCCATGTTGGTCATGGCAATGCCACGTTCAGGGTTTGCTTCCCCGTCCATTTGCTGGCGGAACGCCTTCCTAGCGCTGAACTCACCATGAGCCTCGGCTGCTTGAACTGACGCTGCGGGTGCCCCGTACGAAGCCATCAGCTTTGTAGCGTCCTCACGCTGCCGCTCCTGACGAGGGAAGACAGTTCTTTCGAGCATCTGGCTGCGTGCTTCTTCGTCCGCCTGACCAAACGTCTGTAAAGAAACAAAGACATCACGGATGTATTGCTGAATCTCTGGGTCTAGCGTGTAGTACGTTTGACTCTGGATGAAGTCGCCAAAGACCTGCTTGAACGCTTCGAGGTCGTCAGTAGCAAAGATCTCAATGGTGTTGCCTTGGGTAGCAGCAATCAGGAGTTCCTGTGCGTGACTCATCGCCCTCATGCGCTTGGTCACATAGCTGCTACCAGTGCGGAAGTTGATCTCACGCTGTGCATCCTGCGGCGAAATCAAACCAGCCTGCATAAGGTCTAGGACCCGCTTCTCACGGTCTTGGATCTCATCACGGAACAGGGAGCCGACTTCGACACGGATCTCTGGATCTTCAGCGATGTCAGTATCTTTGAGTTGCTGGTACACCATGATCCCGGTGTCATCCATCATACGGATGAGACGTGACTCTTTATAGTGAGCCTTCATCAGAGCCAGAACAACCTTACACAGATCAATGAACGCATCCTCGATGCCATCCTGTGTAACCTGCAACTGGGTCATATCCATCGCTGACAAGTTCTGGATAGCTTGCCCGGAGTGAATACCGATGGCCCGCTTGCCCAAGGTCGTCGAGTGGATGCCCATAATGTCGCCGACCTCAGATTCAAGCTGGGCAATGTTTTGGGGGACGTAAGCGGGAAGTCCGGGCATCTGGACCGGGCTAGGAGCCCGTCCGCCGCTATCGTCATAAAAGATCTCATTACCGGGCTTGCCAGTAATCATACCAGCCTGCACGCCGGAAGAGTTTGGAATCATCCACGGCGGGTTGGCGGTGAGAAGCGTGTTCTCAATCACCTGCTGGCGAGATCTGTTATAATGGATTTGGACATCGATAACCGGCTCAATAGCACCCATGCCCCAGAGGATACCCTCTGTTACTGTATGGCGAATGAACTGGATCGGGAATGTCTTACCAGGCCACTTCGTCTCGAACAGCAGATGCGGACCCATGATCACGCAATGACGGCCATCCTTGTAGTACACCTGATGAATATCTACAGTGTTCTTAATAGGTTTCTGTTGCTGAACTTGAGAGCCAAAGTAACTGCGTAGACCATGGGGTGGGCCTGCCTCAGACTGCTCTTTGATCTGCTCTTTGTGGTCCGGGTACGCTTCTTCCAGATCCTTCTTCTTTACTATCTGGCGGATAGCAACAAATGAAGATTCTTCAATTTCTGTAGCACCGGGCTCAAAGTACAGATCGTAAGGTGCGATTACCTCTGTAACCACCTTGTCCTTCTGCTTGCTGTACCGGGTAAGAACCCCCACGTTGCCAGTCATCAGAATCCAGCGGACCATCTTGCCCACTAGGCTCTTCATCTTACTATCGTACCAATAGTAGGACAGAGCAGCCTCGCTCGACTCAGCCTTGAGAATATCCTCTACGCTGTCTGATGCTGGCGCTACCGCTACGGAGGGATAAGCCGCAATCAGCTTAGCCTGTAGGTTCCTGAACGGGTTAACGATCTTATTAGCCGTAAAGGTGTTGCGAGCACGACGAGCCACAAACCTCCGACGGGCATCATCATACCTAAGATGCTGCTGGTTGTTGAGGAACAGAGCGCACATGTCCCAGATGCGCTTGTACCGATCCTTGTCGGTATCGCACTCCTGAATCATGGCTAGGACAGCTTTCGCCTTTTTGTCCTCTTCCACGTTAATCTCTCAACGCTTCGGCCAATAGAGCCAGATTTGTTTTTCCGTCTTCGCCTCGCTTGAATGCGGTTCCAATGGTCTCCATCGCCCCCTCAGCAAGGTTAGCGCCCATTTGATTACCACCACCCGCTGCACTCCCAACTGCACCGCCAAGGCCACGCCCAACGGCAGACCCGATGGCTGCTCCTGCCGGACCACCAACAGCACCACCTATAATGCCGCCTGCTAATCCGCCGACACCCTGGCCTGTTTGCGCTGACTGTTGCTCTCTTTGAGCCGCCATTTGCTGACCCCGACGAGCCATTGCAATGCGTTTAGCTTGCGCCGTTGGGTCCATACCGAAAGCCATTAAATGTCCCCCCGCAGATAATCGATACCATAGTAGGCATCATCAATGTCGTCGTTGTCCCCAGCCCCCCCGCTGAACACGGGGAGGTCAAGGGACCTTTGACGAAGCCGCCGAAGACCCCACCAGATCGCAGCCAAGAACCATAACTGGCCAAGGCTGACGATCAGGAGGAGTGCTTCGAGCCACAACACTAGTTTGCGACGCCAACCAAAATGCCGTTAGCATTCGGACGTTTGCAAACAAGGTTGTGGTAGTAGCGAGCATACGCCTCGTAGGAATCCCTATCGCTTACTCGGCTGAGAACGCTACCATCAAGATCCGCCATGCCGGGACTCTTCAGGGTAACTTGTGCCCAAGCGCTCGGAGCCAAAGCGATCACGCAGCCCTTGGGAGCGTGACGACTAGCACGGAACGGAACCCCGCCATAGGACATCTGCTGGGTGTTAAAGCCGGCATCTGCACCCTTACCAGCAGTCTGGTTGATGCGGAAGTTACCACTCGCTGCGGTAGTGGTCAGGATCGAAACGTATTGATCCATGAACCCGTGCTCGACGAAGAATGTTTCGGGTCGCTTATCACTTTCGCGCTGAATCTTTGTAAGCAGCGCTTGAAGCTGGCTGCTCGCAAAGGCTGCGCCGGTTCCCGCTGTGGGTGAGGCACTGTGAAAGTTGGACTGAAGTGAAGCCCACGTTGCCGTTGCGGTCGTCCGATCAACAGAGAAATGGGACTCGGTTGAAAGGTTAGACATAATACCCGACGGCTGCTGAGCAACGGTCTCGGCACCGCCAGCACTGACATCGGCGTAACTTGCCGCCTGGTCGATAATAACAGCAATCGGCACGTCATCAGGAATGCCCGCGCTGTTGCCTGCGCCAAGAATGACTTCGGCGCTCGACGTGGCAGAACTTGCCGCAGCCGTTAACTTGATCGTAGTCGCACCTGCGGTGATCAGAGCGTATGTATCCATGCGAACCAACCGGCAAGCGATAGCAGCGCCACCAAATGCGGGCAAATGCTCAGCGTTACCGAAGAAGTCGGCAGCAGCGTTAAGGTTTGCATTTTTACGCATAATGTAGCCGATGCAGCCACCACCGGAGAACATGTAGTTATTGCAGCGATTGGAAAGGGACTCCAAGGCCCCATCAATCTCTTCCTGAAGGGTTGCCTTCAGGCCGTTGGGGTTATTACGCCCCGACTCGATGGCAGGCCCGGTCAGTTCCATACGACTGTACAGGTATTTGGCATCCACCGCCAAGCGGGCTCGGCCAATTTCACCGGCATTCGGAATCTGCTGGTTTTCGCCGCGATAACCAGCAGAGTTATTGCGAGCATAGTTAACAGGAACGATCGCTTGTCCGTCGGTAAAGCCAGTGTTGTGCTTCTTAAAGAGTTCGACGGCGAGGATCTCGCGATTCAACTGATCCTCAACCTTGGAAACGAACGTGTCGTTCATCCAGTTGCGAATCTGATCAATAGTGACTGGTGCAGCCATTTTCTTAAATCCTTATCAGGTTAGGCCGAACAGCTTATCTAGGCTGTCCTCCCATGATTGTTTATTTGGGTCGGCCTGTCCCGAGGATCTCTTCCCCGTTTGAGAACCGACTTCCGGGGGAACGTCGGGGGCTGCTTTGTTCTCGGCAAGATACCGAGCAATAGCACCCTCCTCAATTTCTGCGAGGCGCTGAGAATACATAGCACCGAACGCATTAAGGTCCGCATTAGGATCACGGTTGAGAGCCTCGTAGAACGCCTCTTCCGGTACGCCGGGGTTGCTTGCAACAGCGTGCTGAACCTCCCGCAGTACATTCTGAGTCTCTACATCGACATCTCGGTTGTAAGCCAACTGCTCATACTGCTGCTGCAAAGCGTTGAAACGCTGGGCAACCACCGGGTCTAGGTAGTCATCTTCGGCCTGGGTAACGGCAGGCTGTGCCGACTGCTGTGGTTGCATTTGTTCCATAAAGGAACGGAAGCGCTTGGCTTCCTCTAGCTCCCGTTGCAGCGAAGTAACTTTCTCCTCGACGCCGCTCAGTTTTTCCTGAGCCTCGTTGCGAGAAGCAATGACCTTTGAGAAGCGAGAGTATGGCACGTTGTGCCCGGTTTCCGGCTCCTCTGTTGCAGTTTCGACCTGGGGAGCAGCATCAGGTTCTGGTGCTGGAGCCTCTTCGGTCTTGACCTCGTTGGAGCCCGAAGGCTCGGCTTCATTCGACCCGGCGAAAAGTCGATCCATGTCCGCATCAGTAATTTCGATGCCCATTTAACGCCTCCAAAAGAAAATCGTGTTTTACGGCCACGCGCACGAGTGGGGTGGGTATTACCTGCCAAAATGGCAGGGTGTCAAGTATCAGGACATTTCCACGAATGGCTGGAGGGTGTTGTCCTCTTCCGCCACATAGGCTCTTCCATTGCGACGCTCCCAGGTAAGCATCTGCTCAATAGTTCTGGGCCTGAACGCTTTGGCTGCATTTGCCTTGATTCCATGGATCTGATCCAGACCCATAAGTGCTAGACCGAAAGCGAATACCATGTCGTCGTGATTGCCTGGTGATGCTTCGACTCGACCCCGCTTATTGTAGATAAGAGCGTTAGCTTCTCGGAGGAAAGTTGGGCATGTCATCTTCACCCAGCCTCGGGTGACATATTCGTACACCCGTGACAAAAGCTGCTGCCTTGAACTAGCGTTTGTGTTGAAGCCGAGTAGTTCTGTCCACTTGCCGCCTGTCTTCTCTTCCTTGGTCCTTCGATACAGCCGTCGATGCTCGTGCCTCAGCTTCTCGATAATGGGCACGCCGTAGCCACCAGTTGTCTCGACAACCACAAGGCATTGATGTTTCATGCCTTTTTGGTCGTGATACTTGGCAACTTCCTTATCAACAATTTCTTTGAATAGTGCGGGCTCTACTCGGTCGTAGAAGGAGGAGCACACTTTGATGTCGTGTTTTTTGGTAACATCCAATACCATAAACGCGCTGTAGTCCCCCCCAGGAGACCCAGACGCAGTATCGACCCCCATTGTGTAGATTCTGTAATCCAAGGGTTCGTGCCACTGCTCGTATCCTTCTCTGACCTTTGTGTAGGGAAACGGGCTCTTGAAGAAGCGAGCCCCTGAAACAATAAACGATAGCTCAGCCGATGCCGGATGCTCTTGGTTGAAGACATCCCAGTTGTTGCCACACTTGGTGCGTAGCTGCTTAGACATCCAGTTCTTCTGGCCTGCGTCTAGCTTGTAGTCTTCTGCATACTTGTTTTCGAGGTCGCTAAACTCTTTATAGGGCTGCTCCTCCATGGTCATCCGTGGGTCGGACAGCCAGTTGAGGAAGATCTTATTCCAGCCGTTGTCCTTGATCCATAGTTCATGGGCATCGTTTAGTCCGTTGGCTGTGGACTCCATGATAACTTTAGCTTCCTTGCCGGCAGTGCCGAACAGGGCGCTCATGGTCTTTTGAGGATCTTTCCAGAATGCGTACTCAGAAGCGTGTATGTACTGGTAAGTTTGGGACCGCCATCGCTCAGAGTCTGCCGTACCCACTTTGATTTGCGATCCTGTCTTGAAGCGCATTTCGTCGGAGCGGGATTTGATGGTTGGGATTTGAAACTGTTTCGGAAGGTGGCGATAAGCGAACTTATAGATTTCAAAGATTTCTTCCGCTGACTTGTCGTCATGGGCGACGACAGCGCACTTGGTGTTTCTCCAGAAGAGAACTTTCCAGAGGAAGTAGAGAGCGATGACAGTGGACGACCCGAGTTTACGGGCCTTGAGAATCATCACGTTGTTGTGGGTGTTGAGCCCGGAGATGATCTCTTTCTGTGCATCGAACGGGTCGATGGTGCAGATCTTACCATTGATGTCTGACAGCTTGGCGTAGCGGGTAGCGAAGTACCAGAAGTTGTTACGACAGGCTTCGACTTCCTTGCGGAGCCTGAGTGCCTTGTCGTTAATCACTAAATGAGATCCGACGGACTAATGCGTGGGTCTCCGCCTCTGGCTCGTTTGCTCTTTATTAACTTCTCTATGGTCTGCTCGCTCATGTTTGGAAAGCCCGTCGTAGGAATCTGTTGAGCCCGAGTAACAGTCTCTCCTGATTTGACATCGGCTGTTCTTGGGGGCGTCTCTCTTACCTTGTACTCCTGCACAAGGCCCCGTCGAACAAGATCGTCAATGCGTTCCCTCTCAGCATCTGCACGCATCTTGGCAATCATGCGAGCCCTTGCCTCGATTTTTGCTGGGTCGCTACCCATCTCGGTATCCATCAGACTCAGCGCATAGGACGCACCCGCCATCGGTGGTCGCTGCTCCAGATACCTCGGGTCTTCCAGTTCGTACTGGGTCTGGTCCCGTCGGCGCAGTCGCTGCACCTTCTGCTCGGTAGTTAGTCTAGGAAGAGGCTTACGCTTCGCCTTCTTCTCACCATATTCCATGATTAATACTTACCACCTTTTCTCATAGCAGTTGCATTTTTGATTGCCTGCTTGCGAGACCTTGAAGCCTTTTTGCCTTTCATCTTAGCCGGACCACCCATGACCATGCTGATAGGAATCTTCGGCGGCTTGTTGCCCTTAGCTGTAAGGGGCAGCGTGATTTTCTCACCCACTTTAATCTTGTTTTTATCTTCGATTTGCGGGTTGAAACGCATAAGAGCAGGAACCGTGGTGCCATACTTTTTCGCCAAGGCTGATAGCGTATCACCTGACTTGACCGTGTGCTGTTGTTTCCGACCCGCCGCTGCTCGACCCAGCACCGCTGCCATGCGTTCTTTCACGGGAGCCCGCTCTTTAAAACTATCGCTGGCCTTTCGTGGAAGCGTGACCTTATCACCAACTTCGATTTTATCTAAGTCTTCAATTTGAGGGTTGGATTTAGCGAGTTCCCCAAGTGAAACACCATAACGCTTGGCAATACGAGATAGCGTCTCGCCTTTCGATACGGTGTGCTGCAACTCTTTACCTTTGAGGCGGCGCTCAAATGTTGCACCCACGCGCTCTCGCACTTCGGGAGACATCTGACTAAGACTAGCTGAAATTTTTTCGGAATC